TAATTTTCAATGCTAACGGAAGAGAAATTGGATTTAAAGCTGATAGCTATAGTACGACTATGACAGATGCTCAGTTAATTTTAAAAACAAGTGGCAACGTAGGTATTGGAAAAACAACACCAACAGCAAAACTAGATGTATCAGGCTCAGTTATAATTACAGGCTCACTCAATGTATCAGGCTCTATAACAACAACAGGTACAATAACGGCACAAACGTTAGTAGTACAAACAATAACATCATCAGTAAGCTTTATAACCGGATCTACACAATTTGGAAGCTTATTAGCCAATACACATCAATTTACTGGTTCAGTATCAATGACTGGATCATTAGCTGTAACAGGAACTGGTACAATAAGTACAAGTCTTACTAATCCTTTATTAATTGGAGGTACAACAACAACATCAACAATTACCTACCAACCTACATCTGGAGTTGGTACAACAGGTGCTGACCATATTTTTAAAGTAGGGAATAATGGTGCTACGGAAGCTATGAGAATATTGAATAACGGTAACGTAGGAATAGGAATATCACCAACAGGTGTAAATGGTAAATTGCAAGTTACTGGAAGTATAGGCTTATCAGGCAATTCAGAAATAAGACAAAATACTAATAGTGATGGTAGTACACTTAAAATTTTAGCAACACAAGTTGTAGGAGCTAGTACTAATAGTGCAGGATATGGTTATTCAGGAGGTGGTATAATAGCTTCTGTATCTGCAGCAGATAGCACTCTATTACTCGATGCAGGTTATACTACTTCAACATTTGGTAGATTTAAAGTAGCTAATACTACATCAAGCAATACAAGTTTATCATTAGAAAAAAACAGTGTAACTACATTATTTGCTTCTACTACCGGTAATGTAGGAATAGGAACAGCATCACCTTCTAAAAAACTAGAAGTATCAGGAAGTGATGCTCTAATAAATGGAATTACAGTTGGTATAGGAGCAGGAAGTATTGCATCAAATACTGCTATTGGCTCTCAGGCATTGTTATCTAACACAACAGGATCAGCTAACACAGCTATTGGAGTAAGTTCAATACAAAATACCACAACAGGTCATTCTAATACTGCGGTTGGATATTTTGCATTACTTAATAACACAGTAGGAGTAGAAAACACAGCAATTGGTAGGCAGGCATTACATCAAAATACAACAGGAAGTCTAAATACAGCTGTTGGTGCTTATGCCTTAACTAACAACACAAGTAATTATAACACTGCACTTGGATATTATGTATTACTCGCTAACACTACAGGACAACAAAATACTGCTACTGGATATCTAGCATTACGCCTCAACACCACAGGTAGTTACAATACTGCTAATGGTGTTGAAGCATTATACGCTAATACCACAGGGCAATATAATACTGCTACCGGACTTCAAGCATTATATTTCAATACCACAGGCGATAGCAATACTGCTACTGGCGTTCAAGCATTACGCCAAACCACCACAGGTAGCTACAATACTGCTAACGGCTATGGAGCATTATACTCTAACACCACAGGACGATACAATACAGCTATTGGCTACCAAGCAGGATATGGCACAGGAACAAATAGCAATACAACAGGTGACAACAATATATTCATAGGTAAAGAAAGCGTAGGATTATCTCCAAGCGGAAGTAATAGAACGTGGATAGGTAACAGTTCAACTACTGCAACATTTTTAGCAGGTAATGTATTAATCGGCACTACAACAGATGCCAGCTACAAATTAGACGTTAGTGGTTCTGCAAGAGTACAAGGTGGCTTAGTAGCACCACTGTTATTTAATCGTATAACAGGATCATACACGCTTGTACTAGCTGACCAAGGTAAAATGATTGAAGCTAATTTTAGTACTAATCTTATAATAACTGTTCCTCTAGCTTTGAATGTAAATTTCCCAATAGGAACAGAAATATCAGTTGTAATGCGTAATACTGGAACTGTACAAATAGTAGGTGAGGTTGGATTTTCAGCAGTTACAGTTAATAGTGCAGGTGGTTTAAATACAATTTCAACACGATATGGAGCTGCTTCCTTAGTGAAGGTAGGTGCAGATGAGTGGTATTTATATGGAAATTTAACATAATATTATGATAGCAGCAAGACAAGGAGTTATAGCAAAACAAACTAGTTTTGTTAATATTATTCTTCGTAGTAGTCAAGGAACAGATACTGAATTAGCGGGTTACAGTGTCTTTTATAGCACCACTCTTTGTGGTGGATGGGCTGCTTACCCTGCAATTAGTAATTGCCGTAATAAACCAGATTGTGAGCAATACGGTACATTAACAATACCTGCATATACAGTAGTATATATAACTGTAAAAGAATGTGGTGGTACATATATTAAATTCAATGCTGCTGATGATACAGATGAGTGTCCTTCTCAGGGCGGTAATTATTGTTATGATTATGATGAGTGTGTAGGAACGGCGTTTAGTTTTAATTCAGGTGGTGTAAATAAAAACGTATCAATTAGTGTTTATATTGTAAATGATGGATATGAAGGGTGTGAACAAATAGATGAAGAAGACCCTTAGGAAGAATAAAACTTTTTTAATAACCAGCTAGAGCACACCAACATGTTTAAAACATTTAACATAAGTACTTTATTTCACATAGAATAAACACTAAAACAATTAAAATAAATTTGGTAATATAAAATATCATATTTATATTTAAACAATAAACAATAAACAATAAACAAATGGAACAAACAATCACCCCAGAACAAATCACAAATTCAGTAAACGCTGCTTTTGACTCAGTAAACTTAATTAATAATACTTCTACTGAAGTTATTGATGATGAAAAAAAAGATAGAGTAAAAAGAAACATTGAACATCTTGAAGTGATGTTAGCTAAAGAATGGTTTTTAACAGCACTTACGCCTATCCAAAAAACAAATATTGATGCTTGTATTGTGACAGGTAATGCTTATATAGCTTAATATTGTCTTAAATTTGGTTGTTTTCTAAAAATATCGTATATTTATATATATAAAACAAAAACAAAAATTATGTTAGCAACTATTATTGCCATTATTGTTGTAGCTGGTGTTATTCTTTGGGCTACTAAAACTACAAAAAACCCAATTGCCTCTAAATTTGAAACTAAAGAAGAAGAACCAATTGGTTATGAAACAGGTTCATTTAGTCCAATAGTTGAAGCAAAACCAATTAAAAAAACTACTGCTAAACCTAAAGTAGCTAAAGCTCCTAAGAAAGCAAAAAATGCTTAAGATAGTTAATAATAAGAATACAAACAGCGAACATGATATATCAAGTACAGACGCAGTTCATATTAGGAAACGATCAGATTTGGGTAGCTAGAATAAATATCAAAGATCCGGTATACGAGTACAATAATGAAGCAGAAGCACGAGCAAAAGCAGCTGAACTACAGTCAGTAGATGTAACCGGTAGGCAGTATAGAGTTGCTGCTTTAATATAAAGTTAGCATATTTATATACATAAAACAAAAACATATGTTAATTATCATCATCATCGCATTAGCAGTATTAGGTGGCTTATTAATTAAAAAGAAACTTAGTAAAAAACAACCGATAGTTGAAGAACTAAAAACCAATAAAACTCCTAAGAAATATAAGTAATTAATTCCTAAGAGGTAGTTATCAATGCATAGCGGTTTCGAGTGGTAACTTACTATTTATAATAGCTAAACATCAAAACAATCTAAACCATGGGATTTACTACAGTTGGTATACAAGATAACTTACCAGTACAACCGGTCCACGTACTACAGATCATAAACGCTTTAACCTTGTTTAATGCAAGTTATTCAGACACGGATTTCTATAGACAAGGTAGAACTAACTTTGGTGCAGGAGCATTTACATCTAGTGCCCATGTAGAGATACACGATTATAATGGAACAGCTCCAGTAGCAGTATACAGTAACAACTCACAGGTATTTGGCATTAATGCAAGCGGTACAACAACTGCTACAACCCTAACCGGATCACAAGCGACTTTTACTACGGCATCAATCACCACAGCATCGGTAATAAACGCAGCAATAACTACAGCGGCAATTACAAACGCATCAATAACGTCTGCAGTTATATCAAATACACTTGCAACAAGTACTATAACTACATTCTTGAATGCAACAGATGGTACAGTAGTAGCATTAACATCATCAAACGCTGTTATAGCAAATGAAGTTGTTACTAATTCAACAATTACAAACCTAACGTCACCGTCAGTTAATTTAACGGGATCATTACTAGGTAATGCAGCAACAGCAACAACAGCATCATACATCAATGCATTAGCACAGACAGTAATTATAGCAGGTACTACTCGTATAACTGGCACTACACTTATATCAGGGAGTATACAAGTAACAGGTAGTACCATATTAAACGGTAACGTAAGTGTAACAGGATCAGAAGACATTTTACTATCAAATACAGACTACGTAAACACGGATGGAGCAAATGCACACTTATTATTAAGAAATACAAGTGCAGTTGGTCAAAGTGTTATTGGATTTGTAACTAACAATAAGTTAGTAGGTAAAATTAGAAGCGACTATACTGGTAATATGATATATGTTGCAAGCGGTAGTGGATTATATGGTAACCATTACTTCTATGTTGGAGGTGATACTCCACAAGGAACTGCTGCTATGTTTGTATCATCAAGTGGTCGTGTAGGTATTAACACAAGCACACCAACAAACACATTACAAGTAATTGGTGGAGTAACTGCAATATCATTCTCAGGATCATTACAAGGTACAGCTAGCTATGCTACTAATGCTTCAAGTGCAACATCAGCTAGCTTTGCTAATAGCGCTTCACAAGCAATAACAGCATCTTACTTGTTAGGTAGTAGTGGAAATGGTGTACCGGGCGGATCCGCAGGACAATTACAATATAATAACGGTGGTTTATTTGGTGGAGTACCAACACTGACATATAATGGTACAATACTTACAGCAACTGGATCTTTTTCAGGAAGCTTAGTAGGAGATTTAACTGGCACAGCATCATCTGCAATAACAGCTAGCTTTGCAACTAATGCACTAAGTGCATCATTTGCAACATCAGCATCAAGAGCAGTAACTAGTTCTTTTGCATTAACAGTAACATCAGCTAGCTTTGCAACTAATGCACTAAGTGCATCATTTGTAACATCAGCTAGCTTTGCAACTAATGCACTAAGTGCATCATTTGTACCACTTACAGCAGGCCCAGGCATAACAGTAAACGGATTAGTAATTACAGCTTCAGTAAGAACTGTAAACGGTGTTTTCCCAACTAACGGAAACGTACAAGCAAGCTTAACATCGACTAAAACAGGCACATCAGCTTCATTGTTTGCATCTGGATCTGGAACAATAACAGCATCAATAGCAGATGGTCTTGTATGGATTATAGCAAATGACCCAACAGCATCACGTAACGGCGATGTTTATATATTTAACTCAGCATCAGTAGGAAATTGGTACCCAGTAGCACCATTAGATACAGCAGCCGGTGATGCAAGGTACTTAATGTTAAATGCATCAAACGATCCATTAACTGGTGACTTAGATCTTGGTAATAATAACATAGTAGGTGCAAATATAATATCAGGAAGTATTTTAAGCGGTTCAATAGCATCTAGCTATGTAGCAGGTCCATTAGGTAACAACTCGGTATCACAATCATCGAATGCAATATATGCTTCCACAGCAAGCTTTGTAACATCATCATATGTATTTGGTCCTTATGGAGCAGGTTCAGTAACAAGTGCATCATTTGCACTAAGTGCATCATCTGCACTAAGTGCATCATTTGTAATATCAGCATCAAGAGCAGTAAGTGCTTCATTTGCAAGCACAGCATCATATGTTTTAAATGCAGTAAGTGCTTCATTTGCCAGCACAGCATCATATGTAACAACGGCACAAACAGCATCGTATGTAACAACGGCACAAACAGCATCGTATGTAACAACGGCACAAACAGCATCGTATGTTGTAACTGCTATATCATCATCATTTCCATTTAAAGTAACAGGATCATCAATATACTCTGCTAATACAGTTGGAGTGGGTATATTAGGGGGTGTTTACATAGGATCAAACGCAGCATCAGGTACTATAAACGGAAATGTAAACGATTATCAAATTGCAATTGGACGAGAAGCAGGTGCAGCTAGCTCCAATGCAGTCGCGTCAATTTATATAGGTCCATCTGCAGGACAGAATGCAACAGACGGAACTGTTAATATTGGTATTGGTAATGATGCAGCAAAAAGTACAACTACCTCAAATACTATTATCGGAATAGGCGTAGGAGCATTAGAAAGTATTTCCAGCACAAGTCATGCTATAGCGCTAGGTTACTACGCAGGCAGTAGTGCTGCTAATTCAAACTATACAAATTTCATAGGCGACCTAGCAGGATATGATGCAACAAATGCACAATTTTCAAATTATATAGGATACCAAGCAGGGTATGAAGCAATAGGTACAGGTTCAAACTTTATAGGTTACTACGCTGGGCGTAGTGCACCTTCTGCAGCTAACTCAAACTTCTTAGGATATGAGGCAGGTAGATTGGCAACAAGTGCATCAAAATCAAACTTTTTAGGATACCAAGCAGGGTATGAAGCAACAGGCTCAAACAACTCAAACTTTATAGGAGAAATTGCAGGATACCAAGCAGGGGGTACACAGTATGCTAACTTTATAGGTACGACAGCTGGTTACACCGCAACAAATGCTGACTACAGTAACTTTATAGGCTTCCAAGCAGGATCTAATGCAACAAGTGCACAATTATCAAATTTTATAGGCTTCCAAGCAGGACTTGGTGCAATATCTGTTACAGGTTCAAACTTTATAGGAAACGGAGCAGGTACCTATGCAGTAAGTGCATCAAATTCAACATTGATTGGACTACAAGCTGGAGCAAACTTTATTACTGCTTACCAAGCAGGCTACGCAGGTATAGGTAAAAATAACATTATTATTGGAACAGGTATTACATTACCGGAAGGAGCTAAAAATTCAATCAACTTAGGTGGTATCATATTTGCAACTGGATCATATGGTAACACAGCCTACCAAGCATCTTACTCAGGATCACAGCATGGAGTTGGTAGAGTTGGTATAAATGTGGTATCACCACAAGCAACACTACATGTATCAGGAACTACTAAGTTTGAAGCTGGTATTAACGATGCACATCAAGTAACAGGATCACTACAAATAACAGGATCAATATATTTAAACGGAACTGCTTTAGGAGTACCTAGTGGAATACAAGTAGCTGATGTAACTTTATCACAAAGTGATATATTAAATCTAACAGCTGGCTATACAGTTGTACCTGCAGCTGGAGTAGGATATGGAATAGTACCGATAAGTATGGCCCTATTTTTTAAATTTGTAACTCTACCATACACTACAAACACAGATTTTTCTATCAAAATTGGAAATGCTACATATTATCAGGTATCGAATCTATTAGCTGGTACTGCCGATCATTTATCCACTAACTATAGCACTCCCTACCAAGGGCAATTTGCGGCATACTATGACAACCAACCACTTAGAGCAATTACAGGCGGATCTAATCCAACAGGAGGCGACTGTACAGTAAAAATCAGAACATTCTATAGCGTAATATCATTAACATAACAATAAAACAAAAAAACATGTCAAAACAGTTATTAACACAAGAAGAGTTACAACAATTACAAAACATTAAACAAGAGATTATTGCGATAGCCTCTGGATTAGGTGAACTTGAGTATCAAAAAGCACTAATTGAATTAGATACCAATAGGTTGAAGAGTCAAATAGTAATAATCAAAGAGAGAGAGCAGGTTTTACTTAAGAGTTGTGGTGAAAAGTATGGAGACGGTATGATTAACTTAGAAACGGGTGAAATAGATCCTAGGTCATAGTTACTTTTACCAGCTACACAAGATATTTATAATCAAGAAATAAACACGTAAAATGGCAGAAGCATTAATATCACCAGGTGTATTTTTAAGAGAAAACGACGCATCTCAAATAACTGCAGGTCCTATAACAGTAGGTGCAGCATTACTTGGTCCAACAGTCGTAGGTCCTAAAGACATACCAACTTTAATTACATCGTATTCACAGTATAGAGCTGTATTCGGTACAACCTTCACCTCAGGAGGTGCTACACTAGAGTATTTAACCTCAATGGCAGCTTATAACTACTTCCAACAAGGAGGTACGTCATTACTTGTAACTAGAGTAGCTTCTGGATCATACACATCAGCAACATCTTCTACGATTCCTTCACAATATGGTGACGGTTTCCCTTGCTTTGAGATAGAAACACTTAGTGTTGGTGACATTATGAACAACAGCTTTTCATCTTCAGTTAATTTGAACCAAGGTACAGTTCTACCATCAGGTTCAATTTCGAATATTAGATGGGAGATTGCTTCTTCTGATTCAGGATCAGGTTTATTCACACTTATTATTAGAAGAGGTGATGATTATAATACGAGTAAGACTGTTTTGGAAACATGGTCTAATCTATCATTAGATCCTAACCAAAATAACTACATTGAGTATATAATTGGTGATCAAAAGCCAACTATACGTACTGATGAATTTGGAGCTAACTATTTACAGATTTCTGGATCATATCCAAATGCTTCTAATTATATTAGGGTTAAGCGGGTAATTATGACAACACCTAACTACTTGACACCACAAGGTCAGCCGTATACATACTATACAGCATCAATGCCAAGAGTAGGTAGTGGTTCATACAATGGATCTTTTGGTGGCGCTACTGGACCAATTTACGGATGCTTTGGAACTGCACCATTAAACATGGCGGAAAGAATTCCAAGCATTGCATCTGTTACAAACGCACCAACAACAAATATACAAGGTGTATTTGCATCTAATTATAGTACAGCAATTGATTTATTAAAGAATGGTGATGAATATGACTACAATATTATATACATGCCAGGTACAAATGCTCAAAACGCTCAATCACAAATATCAACTTTATTAACAAATACACAAAACCGTGGAGATGCTATTGCAGTAATTGATATGGTAGCATACGGTCAAAGCCTTACAACTGTAACACAATTAGCACAACAATACGATAATTCATACGGTTCTACATACTGGCCATGGGTACAGTTGAGATCAAATGAAACAGGTAAATTAACTTTCGTACCACCTTCAATGATTGTACCTGCAGTATATGAGTACAATGATAAGGTATCTGCTGAGTGGTTTGCACCCGCAGGTCTTAACAGAGGTGGTTTACCAACAGTAATTCAACCAGAAAGAAGACTTACAGTAGCACAAAGAAACTTATTGTATAGTGGCAAGGTTAATCCAATCGCAGTATTTCCTGGTGTAGGAACTGTAATATACGGTCAAAAAACGCTTCAAGCAAAAGCAAGTGCTCTTGATAGAGTAAATGTTAGGAGACTATTAATCGCTTTAAAACGCTATATTAGACAAATTGCTGAAACATTGGTATTTGAACAAAATACAGCTGTTACAAGAAACAAATTCTTATCACAAGTTAATCCATACTTGCAATTCGTACAACAAAGACAGGGTCTTTATGCATTCAGAGTTGTAATGGATGATACAAACAACACACCAGATGTGATTGATAGAAACTTATTAGTAGGTGCCATTTATTTGCAACCAACTAGAACAGCTGAGTTTATCCAATTAGATTTCAATATTTTACCAACTGGTGCAACGTTTGGACAATAAGATAAAAAACGATAAATAAATGAACAATAATACAAGAGTTAGAGTGCACTTAACCAAGCAATTGTTTGAGGCACTTAGCAGAGAAGTTATTGCAGAAGCTAAGAAATCAAAGGGTGGCAATGCAGACCATGCTATGAAGCTGTCCAGCAAAATGCCTCAACTTGGTGAGAACAAAGAAATGATCAAAGCCAAGAAAGCTAAGAAAGATGAAACCAAGAAGAAGGTTATGGAAATAGCTAAGAAGCAATTAGCAGAAATGACCAAGAACAAAAAACCATAACAAAGCTATTTATTTTAAATAAGTAAGAACATGCCAATTTTAGATCCAAATGAAATAATGTTTACGGCCTTTGAACCAACCGTTCAAAACCGTTTCATAATGTATATTGATGGTATTCCATCTTTCATGATTAAGAGTGCATCAGCACCAAACGTAAACTTGAATGAGATCAAGATCGAGCACATCAACGTTTACCGTAAGTTAAAGGGTAAAGCTGAGTGGCAAGATATGACACTTAGTTTATATAATCCAATTTCTCCATCTGGACAGCAAGTTTGTATGGAATGGATCCGTTTATCACATGAATCTGTAACAGGACGTGATGGCTATTCTGACTTCTATAAAAAGGATTTAAACCTATCTATTTTAGGACCGGTAGGAGATGTTGTTTCTGAGTGGATCATTAAAGGAGCATTCATTAAACAATCAAATTTCGGTACTTATGATTGGGCTAACCAGGATGCTGTAATGATTGAACTTACAATCGGAATGGATTACTGTATATTAAATTATTGAGCTCTGAATTACTACTTTTTAAGAACTCCTTACTATTTATTAGAAAGGAGTTTTTTTATGTTAAAAAGTTATTTTCAAATTATTCGGAAAGTTTTATCTGAAAAAAGAGTAAAAGGCAGCATTTATTACGAAGCACATCACATTGTACCTAAAAGCTTTAAGAAGCGATCTAGTACAGTACTATTAACACCACAAGAGCACTATGAGTGTCATAGGATATTGGCTGGGGAGCTAGGAAAACATCCCATCTACGGACAAAAGATGCTGTGGGCTTTTCATAGACTGGCATATGATAAACAAAGAAAGTTAACAGCTGACCAATATGCCGAAGCTAGAGTAATGCTAATGCCTTTGTGGAAGAGAAAGTTCACAGAAGAGCACAAACAAAACATATCAAAAGCTCAAAAAGGTAATACGAATAATAGTAGTAGGGTTCATAAAGGAATGAAGTCTCCAATTTCTGAAAAAGGTAAACAAGCCCTATCTGAACTACGAAGATCTCAACAAACTGGCAAAACCGGGTTAGACGCCAAGGCTAGTAAAGGAACTGTTATATGTGAATACGAGAAGGGCATTAAAATAGAAGCAGGGAGTGCATTACAATTATCCCAACTCATACAACTACCTCAGAGTACAGTGAGCTACCGGCTAACTAAATTCCCAGGCGTAATGAAAAAAGGATACAAAATTTACTACAAACAGTAAGTTAAAAATCTTAATCGTATATATTTATAATAAAGTTACCAATTATTATGACAGAAAACAACACAATGAAGTTACCAACAGAAATAGTTGAGTTACCTTCCAAGGGATTAGTCTACCCACAAGACAACCCACTATCCTCAGGTAAAATTGAAATGAAGTATATGACCGCTAGAGAGGAGGATATTTTAACAAACCAGAACTATATTAAAAACGGTACAGTATTTGACAAGTTACTAAGGTCTTTAATAATATCAGCTATTGATTTTGATGACTTAGTTATTGGTGATAAGAATGCAATATTAATTGCAGCAAGAGTATTGGGATATGGAAAAGATTACACTATTGATTACCCACATCCTCAAACAGGAGAAAATGAGGAAATTACAATAGATTTAACTACAATAAAAGAAAAAGAGGTAGATCTAACTATATATAGAAATGTTAATGAGTTTACTTTCAAATTACCAAAATCAGGCAATGAGATTACATTTAAACTATTAACCCACAAAGATGAAAGAATTATAGAAGATGAGACAAAAGGATTAAAGAGAGCAAATATTAATAGCCAGGTAACCACTCGATTGAAGCATATGATTCTATCAATTAACGGAGATAGAGAAGCAAAGGCAGTTAGAGATTTTGTAGATAACTATTTACTTGCAGCTGACTCAAAAGCACTTAGAGATTATATAAAAGAAATTTCACCTGATTTAGAATTGAAATTTGATTTCATAGGATCAGATGGCTACACACAGGAGGGTGTAGACCTACCAATAGGTCTTAGCTTTTTTTATCCTACCACCTGAGTATAGAACAGCATTATACACTCAAATACATCAAATAGTATTTCACGGCAAAGGAGGCTATGATTGGCAAACAGTATATGAAATGCCAATATGGCTGCGTAGATTTACGTTTAATTCAATAAAGGAGTATTACGACAAAGAGATAGAGGAACAAAACAAGCAGTTAAATAAAGGCCAAACTGTAACAAACAAAGGAGCAATAGCAAAACCAACATACACTACGAAAGCATCTAAAAAATAGGTGCTTTCCTCTATTTATATACATGGCAAAAGCAAAAAATAAAAAAAG